AAGTCGTCTCACAGGTTGAAAGTTTTTGAAAATGCTACTCTGGCAGACATTGGTGATTACTTCACAAAAGTACAAAGAGCTTTTCCAGACTTCTTTGGTGGCAGAGTTACAGAGGGTTCTAGTATAGTGAACAGCGGAGACTACGTGATTGTGGGTCCGGTTGAGGCTTATCCAAATAACGAAGGATCCAACACAACTAAAAACTCGTCTTTCTACGCAAATCAAGTTAACTTGAGATCTGAATACGGAATGAATTGGGGAGACTTCGATGGCTCCATAGTTTCCGGATTCAAGTCAGTGATTGCGAATGCTTGCACAGCGATTTCTCTTCAGAATGATCCTTGTGTGTACGAAATTTACACAACTTTGGTGAACCCTGCTACCGGACTACCCGAACAAAAGTGGTGGAATTTAACCGAAGCAAAGTTCTTGTCCACTCCTGTCGAACTTCGTCCCTCTTCAATAGCCGATGTTCCTGTTTCTGAGCAGCTTTCCCTGCTCAACTCAACACCGATAAATAACATACGCTACTATTACAAGAACCTGACAGAACCTGGAGGGGCAAGCATAGGGATTGTTGACATTGAAAGAGACTTCCGGCACTTCGGGTTCAGAGTAAGGAACGGTGCCTACGGACAATTTCAATCGGTTTACAGCATTGGGCCCGCAATCGGTGTTTGGGCCTTGAATGGCGGTATTTGTAGCTTAACAAATAGTACGACAAACTTCGGATCAGTTGCCTTTAAGACCGAAGGTTTCCTTGGAATTAACACCATTGGAGGGGCAAAGCCCAACGGAAAGGGTTTCGTTTTAGAGGGTGTTCAAAGACCTTTGGCGCTTCTGAAGTCACAAGTAGAGAGCCAAGATAATAAGAAAATCCTCTCTCTCGGTGGGAAAATCTCTGCTATCTATATTGACCCTGAAGACCCTAATACGCAAATTCTCGAGCTGAACTCGGACTTCTTACCTTGCTATTTGTTGCCTTATTCATTGGCACCTGGCACTGCACTATGGGTAGAAACCGAGTCTTGTACCTACAGGGGTTTTCTAGCCACAGATGGCGGTCCCACAATTATAACAGGTTTGGGAGACCCCATCAATTTTGCTAAAATTAGACTCAGATCCTCAGACAGCACTATTCCGAATGACGAAGGTCTTCTTCCAGTTTTGGGGGTTCCCTACATTAGAAGATTTATAGACCCACGACTCGATTTTGAGAGGTCTTACAGTCTTTTCATTCGTAACACCCTCCCAAACGCAATCGCGCCCCAAGTTGGTTCGGTTCTGCGCTTGAATCAAACCAGTCAGCAACTAGGGTCTGTTTCTCTAAGACCTAACGTGCAATTTGACCCTGGAATCTTGGGTGGCTGGGGGAGAATTTTTACAGTTGACGCAACCGAGACGGGTGGGCAAGGTTCTTCTCCCCAATTCAACTACGTGATAGGAGACAGCAACCAGGACCTTACTTATTACGTTGCTATTACGACTACAGATTACAGTCGTCCCTGGGGGCAAGGTCCGAACTTTGACCTTCCTGCTGGTTCTTACACAACGTACAGGAATAGAAATTGGTACTCGGCCGAAAACAACCTATGGGGTTGTGTTTATTACGGAGATGCTTCTAGTTTCACTGATAGCTTCGGACCTTACTCTATTGCGCCTGTTGAATCCTGCTCGCCTTTCGTGGACACGAGTGTTCTAGAAAGACAAGACAAAGTCTCAGAAACTTTCCAAGGTTCTTACGCTGCGGACTCCTACCTAGCCTTAGACGGCTACCTGGAACAAACTTATTTCAGAGGAGCAACAGAACCTTACCCAACGTACTCTCCTCAGAATGTGTATGATGGAGACGATAGCACCGAGGGATTAGGACTATGCTTGAAAGATTTGGCGGATGGTGAGGTAACTTATACTGTTTCAGAATTGATAGAGATCCAGTCAGAGCAACAGGCAACTTTGACTCCAACCCCGCAAAGATACCGTCCCGCAATAGTCGAGTTCTCCGTTCTATCCTCCGTAAATATTGAGAACCCTCGCCAAACGGTTTCTATACTGAGACTGAGCTCTGTGTCGGGAGTTGAGTACATCCGAGTGATAAACCTTAATGGAACGGTTGTTAGAGGTATTCGTTTAACTTACGAAAATAGTTATTACCCAACAACTTTACCGGGCAACGATTGGCCTCAACAAACCATAGTCGCAGTTTGCAGTACAAATCCAATCCCCCAGTCCGAACTTTACGACCCTGACTGGATTAACACGAAGAGAGCCATGTACCGTTTCTTCGAAGTTATGGGTTACTCTCAAATTGTTATGAAACCATACTTAACCCCGAAATACTGGGGGGAACGCTTACTATCTGTACTTTCTTTAACCGGGAATTTACCGATTGACGGGTATGCATTGACAACAGATAAGTGGCCCCTGGAGTTTAACCAACCTTCGATTGTAATTGCTAACACTCACACTTGGGCTTATGCAGGATACTACAATTATTCTAGGGGTCTTCCTGAGTTTCAAAGTAACGACTTCACGAGAAAGTTAGCCACGGATTACCAAGCTACGACTACGTGGAGTGGAAGACTCACGGTAATAGGAGTTAACGACAAGGGAGAAATAGTACAGTTTGGTCCTCAGCGTCAGGCTCTCACTGCGAACTATTGCGAATCTACTGCTCCAATTGTAAACCCGAGCAATCAGCAAATCTATGAAGAACAACCTTATGTTGAATTCCCCTCACAAGTTGTTGTTTACTCTGCCGACGACTTCTCGTCAAGTTTCGATGGCTCTCAATCAACTTTCGATTTAACTCGCAGTGGTTTAGCAATTCCTCCGGATCAGCTGCTTGCAGAGTCAATGTTAGTGACACTCGGTGCTTCCGTTCAAAAACCTTACCAAGACTACATACTTATCGGGAACAGAATTCAGTTCACAACTCTCCCCGTAGCCGGTTTGTCGAGCAACGTTCGAATCATAACTAGCGTTGACTCAAGCCGAACTCTAACGGTCGCTACATTAGCTTTCGTTGAAACCTTCGATGGGGCAAGAACTACTTTCACTGCTAATATTCCGTCTGATCCGGCTTCTCTGGTACCTTTGGAGATCACTGCTAACAACACTTTTGTCTTCTTGGGTGGCGTTGAGCAAATTCCTCTCTCAAATGTGAACCCTTCTCTACCATTCTCGTACTCGGTAGAAAGAACTTCCCCAACAACAGTTCAATTCTCTTTCACGGGTGTACCTCCTGCGGGCACTACTCTCGACGTGAGAGCTATTTGTTCTGGCTCCTACTGGTCTCTACGTTCAACTTTCCCTGTGGGAGTTTATTCCCTCGATGATATCAGCAGTGAATTCAATGGGGCTCAGACCTCTTTCACTCTGAAGTATGGGGGGAAAGTTGTAAACGCAGCTACTGTAACTGCTGATAACCTTCTACTAAGTTTGGGTGGCGCTGTTCAAATTCCGGGAGTTTCTTACACAGTTGAAAACTCAGTTCTAACCTTCTTGGATCCCACGGATGCCCCTCAGTCCGATACTCTTGTGAACTTGAGGGTAATTACAAACGCCGAATTCATTTTCTGCCCAAACCAAGGTAAGTATGGAAGCAGCTTCTTGCGTTGGGGTCCTGGCATAGTCCTGACGTTGGCTAACGAAGCAGGCCTGTTGTGATTAAAGGGTAAAGTTCACTATATACGTTAGTTCTGAAAACAGTGTCATTAACTAGAGCTCAACTACTAATGGGAGACAGCGGCCAAGGCCCTGTTTTACCCGGACAAGTCCAAGGGGTTAAAGCAGGAGCCGGTGTCAATATTGCCTTAGACGGCACCATCACCTTCAACTCCTCTTCGGCGACCGGAGTTGTAAGGACAAATAACCCTGCTGCATATAACTCCTACGTTTGGCCTGCTGCACCTATAAATGGTGGTCAGCTCTTCGTTAATTCCACCGGAATTCTATCTTGGGGCAGGGTTCCCGGCTTCGGCTTGATGGAGGAAGGTATAGGCGCAGTTCACTTGAAGGCTGCCCTACCCGTTTCTGCGACTCCACCTACAATCGGGACAGGGCTAGAGGATGCACCGGAAGGGGGTCTTTATTGGAACAGTGAAAGCAATAATCTCTCCATTAACGTAGGTGGCTCTTGGTTGCAGGCTTCTTTCGGGCCAGCAGACCTTGACGAAGCTTTGCTCACGGGAACTTATACTCTATATGTTAACTCCCAAATTGGTAGCGACGTTTATGTAACCGGGATCTATGATAACACGGTAGTACCAGTTATCACCAACCAAATGACGCAGGCTGGCTATACTGCTCAAAAGCCTTTCAAAACCATCAGTAGAGCTGCATTAGAGGTTGCTCGTGTTCAAAACGGTGCAGGATTTAACCCAACCTTTTATGACCGGTTTGTGATTCACTGCTCAGCAGGTGTTCACATTGTTGATAATAACCCTGGTTCAAACAGTGTTTCAACCTGGACCAATAATCAAGTGCCGACTGACTTACAGTTACAGCATATGAACAGTGCTGGGACAGGTGGTATAATCCTGCCCCGAGGTGTTTCGATTATTGGCGAAGACCTGAGAAAAACTATCATCCGCCCCCTATATGTACCCGAGGGCACAGGCAACATCGAAGATGATCGTGCTGCCATCTTCCGTATTACGGGTGGAGCATTCTTTTTCAACTTCTCTTTCAAAGATAAATTAGACTATAATTTCACTCACCACTTGCTAGATTGTTTCTCCTTTGTTTCCGATGCTGATCTAGAAAATTACTATAATAAAGTTCAAGTCGTTTTTCAGCAGATTGTTCCAGACTTTGTCGCCAACCCTGGAGAAACTGAGATTGTTGCACCTCAGCCTTTTACAAGCCCAAACACTGCCACAGATGGAATTATTGGTTCTTCACCATATATTTTCAACTGTTCGATTAGGTCAAAGTATGGCCTTTGCGGCATCAACGCAGATGGTCTGGGTGTAACTGGATTCAAATCTATGGTGGTTTCCCAGTTTACGGGTGTTTCACTACAAAAAGACCTAACTTGCTGGCAGCAGTATAGTACAACTACTAAGGTCTGGGAGAATACGATTTTTGCGTACAACACTTACGTTGAACTCACCCCCAACAACATCCGAATGGACCCTGCAAAGCGCAGCTTCCACATTCGGGCAATCAATGATGCTTTCATTCAAGAAGTATCAGTGTTTGCAATTGGCCAGGGAGTTCACCATTGGACTCATTCCGGTGGTGAAATTTCTATCACCAACTCCAACAGCTCGTTCGGCGGTTGCGCAGGTATTGCGCAAGGTTACAAACAGTTTGCTTTCCCTCAGGATACAGATTGGAACACTTCTTACATCAACGTCGCTACTAACCTGCAGGAAGATACAAACAATATCTCCAGGACTTATTTAGGAACCGTTGCTTCCTTTGTTGCCGATAATACCTTAACCATCGTGCTGACCGAAGATCTAATTAACTCGGAGCTATACCCCGGAACTCCTGAGATTTTGGCATCTAAAGAATATACGTTCAAGCCAGGTAGTTATCTTTGGGTAGAGAACTTTTACGGGTATGACTTTAGGGCTCCTTTGGACACAATAGCTTGGGATCCTGATATGCCAAATCAGATTTCAATCACTGCCCGAATGAACAACCAGCAGGGTACTTACCCCGGTCAGGCATCCCCTGGCGGAGTGGTTCAACCAAATCTAGCCGGTAACCGAGTCTATATCCGCCGTCTTGTTGACACTCGTGCAGAGAACCGTAGAAAGTACAGCATTGACGTTTCTACCGATAACCCTACCGTTAGGACTCCGCTTAGGGACTACGTCTTGCAGACCACCCCTGGAGATTACGCTGTTGTTGGTACCATACCCGATGAAAACGTGGTCCTGGTTACGTCCTCTGCTTCCATCCCACCTGGCACCCTTCCTTCTCTGAAAAGGGCACAGTTGGTTCTTGAAAGGGGTAACCCATCCAACAACTGGTCTTCCGGCAATTTCTATCGTCCCGGGGACACAGTTAAAAAAGATAAGAAACACTATACTTGTATCCTTCAGAACTCTGACCTCATCTTTGATGAGTACCACTGGAGCGAGTCCTATGTCCACATGGCTTCGGACTACAACGCATACGACTTCTTTGGCAATGTAGCCCCTATTATTATATTTAATAATGACACAGATGGGGACGAAACTAGTACAACTTGCGGTTATAATCTGACCACAGCTTGGACGACTGATACAGATATCATCAGACAGTATACTACTGCTACTGACTACAGAGGTGTTTACCAGTTCTTGGTAGCTATGGGCTTTACACCCTCGCAAGTTACCACACTTCTGACACCTTCCCTGAACCAGAATAGGAGACTCAACCCTGCCAGCTCCAGCGATATGCGTGGTTTTATTCCTGACGGGGCCGCTATAGGTCTTTCCAACTGGGGGGTTCAGCTCAGAAGACCTTCAATCGTTAGGATGTTCGGTCACGCTTGGGAATGGTCGGGTTACTTGAACTATACTAAGGCCCTACCCCCATACCAAGGCGAACTGTCCGCTCAAAACCAGTTCAACTACTACTTCACGAACGACAGGGGAGGTAAGGTTTATGCCACGGGGTATAATCAGGAAGGATACCTCATTAGTCCCGCAGGGATTACCGACTTAACTACAAATACCACAACTGGTATAGCAAACATAGGGAGTCAAAATCAGGGCGAGTTCCCCAACAGTTTTGAGTCGCTAACCGTAAACAACCTAACTATAAATGGCTTGGTTTCGGGGGCACCAACTTTCTCCCCATCGTTCTACCTCAACTTACTGACTGCTGGACTGGGGATTAACTTCTCGGCTCCGACACTTAAGCTCGAAGTTCCGGTGAGTTCTTCTCCACCTATAGCTGGGAACTCAACAAACGGGGCTATTGACGGTTCCCTATACTGGGATAATACCCTAGGCACTCTATTCATTCGTTACAATGACGGAAATTCCACTCAGTGGGTTGAGGCTACGCCGTCTGGAGGTGGAGGTAGCTCGGCTTACGTTATTGTAAGCTCCACCCCACCTTCAATAAGTGGCTTACCGGAAGGTTCTCTTTACTGGAACTCTAACTCCGGTATCCTGTATGTACTATATAACGATAGCAACTCTACTCAATGGGTCCAAGTTGTTCCTACAGGGGGTAGCTCAACGTCTCAACCATCTCCAGACCCCGGCGGGTGGTTCGGCCATTCGTCTCAAACTTGATTTTCACATTTACTAAGGAGATTTTATTATGGCAATTGGATTATTAGGGGCAGCTACCGCTACCTTTGGCAACCCAGCAGTTACTGTATACACTGTTCCAAACGGCATATCTCATGCTGTTGTTCATATTACCGGTGCTATGGGAAACTTAAACAACCCCATGAACTTATTCGCGTATCTGAAAGTTAACTCGAATGTTGTACTATCATTGGAGTTTATAAGTGTTTCCGCCGCCGTGGAGGCCATGGGGGCTTCACGTTCAGTATCTGTGATGTTAAACCCGGGAGATGTCGTTTCAGTGGTTTGCACTGGCACTGGCACTGCTAACACAGGCGCGACGACATCTTGCACAGTGTCCGGGTATGAAGTTCCCCTCTGAATAGAAAACAATGGCTTTACTTTACTTTTACAACTCTAACGCAGGGGAAAACGACTCAAAAGTTGTGGACAAAAACTGGGTCGCTTATTACGGGGGCATTGACCCTAGCGTAAGCACCCCTGGGCAACTAGCGGCTGCCGGTTTCTACAAGTTCACTAACAGTCAACCCCCAGCTTTCAACCCCCTGATTTACACTTTGGAGTCAAGTTTTGTTATCGAAGGCAACGATGCTACCCTGGCATACGCCGTTCAACTTTTGCCCCTGACCGATAGTAAAACAACCTACGAACAGGCAGTAAGTTCCAAAGCCTATTCCCTGTTACAACCGACTGATTGGGTAGTTGTTCGCCAATCAGAAACCGGTGTGGAAGCACTTCCGGAAACAATCACGTGGCGTGAGTCAATTCGTACCGCAGCGGAATCAAAAACCGACGCCATCCAAGGGTGCGAATCTCCTGAAAGCCTAGATACATACGTCAATAGCGAAGAGTATTCCCATTGGCCCCCTAGCCCCTGATACAATAGAGAACCAATGTTAAACTTTCCAACTAGCCCCACAAATGGGCAAATATATGTAGGTCCCAACGGGGTTACCTACACTTGGAGCACTGCGGATGGGGCTTGGAACGCCGAGGCTACAGGAGCAATAGGTTCACCAGGAACCGTCATTTATTATGCCTCTTCTAGTGCTCCGGCAGGGTACCTGAAGGCAAATGGTGCTTCACTATCCACAGCAACTTATGCCTCATTATTTGCGGTAATTAATTATACCTTTGGTGGAAGTGGAGCTTCTTTTAATCTTCCAGACCTGAGGGGACAATTTATTCGTAGCTGGTCAGATAATGGAACAACTTATGATATCGGAAGACCTTTTGGCCAAACTCAGGCAGACGACTTTAAGAGTCACAATCACCCCTATAGTAGTAATGGTACTAAAATGGCCGGTAGAATAGATCCTGGTGTTAGTACTAATTTTTCCGGTAGTGGCATTGGGGAAGTAACTTTTGCTATTTTAAACCAAGGGGGTGTAGAAACTCGTCCAAGAAACATAGCACTTCTTGCTTGCATTAAATACTGAAAATTATGAAAGTCTTCAACTACCATCCAGAATATAAGCATTTTTGTCAGGAATCGGATGCAGATGAATCTCCATTAGAACCTGGAGCATTTCTCATTCCTGCTCATGCAACCAACATTCAACCTCCTGCTTGCGGGTCAAATCAAATACAAATCTTTAATGGAACTTCTTGGAGTATTGTTGAGGACCAAAGAGGGATCTATCATTCCACTGAAACTCAACAAATTATAACAAACTGTAATCCACTAGAAGCACCCGATAACGCAACCAAAGAAGCACCGCCGGAAGTTCCCAATGGGGATAGCTTGATCTGGAGAGGGAGTTGGGTACTAGAAAAGTACCCCGCACCACCAGTATTGACTCCATTAGAGAAATTATCTGCAGTAGGACTTACCATCAAGGAACTTAAGGAGTTACTTGGAATACAAACAAAAGTGAAATAGTATAATGTGGGCCCTTATTTGATAGTTATATTAGGGTCACCGATGTTGAATACTGCAGTAGTCTAGACTAGGGAAAAGGGTAAAACTTCTTTATAAAGCAAAGACGAACAATGCCAATTTTAGATTTCCCGAACAATCCTACTCCCGGGCAGCAGTATAACGCCCCTAACAGTGCTGTTTATACTTGGGATAGTGCGAAGGGGGTTTGGACATCCTCGGCTGGCGGTACGCCCCCAGTCCCTAATCCGCCCTCCATTACCACACCCTCCATCACCTTCCCTGTAGATGGGGCTGATAATGTAAATGTTAGTGCAGGATTGACCCTGACATCTAGTACTTACGCCGGAATTAACAGCCCTGGGTCACACCAAAGCAGCGATTGGCAGGTTTCTTTGGACAATCCCTTGGTAATAAGCTCTAACACCATTACAGGCGTATCATCCCTCAGCCTATCAACCACCTTAACAATCCTCGGGGCTAATTTAGACGGTTTCTCTATCGGGGATACAGTGACCAATGGTCTCTCTGGCATAAATACTGCTACAGGAACAATCTCCTCAATCAACTCTACTACCGTGGTTCTGAATCCGGGTGATCCCGATTGGAGCGTAGGTCAAACCCTGTATAAAGGCACACAGGTCATAAACTCAGTAGCAAACACTTCCAACCTAACCTCCTTTAACATAGCCTCCCCCACCTTACTAGGTAATAGTACCTACTTCGCCCGTGTCAGATATCGCTCATCGTCGTCCCCGGCCATTGTATCCAGTTGGTCCGCATGGTGCAATTTCGCGACTTCTACTCAATACATAACTTGCACCCCCACATACCCCAGTCTTCCGGTAACATACCCACCATACAACTGCAATACAAACGTGAATACTGCTGGTGTTACTAACCTAGCTTATGCTTGGAGCAACTGCCCAGGAATAGGGGATTTCCCTTGTATTGATACAAGCGCATGTACTAACTTCCAGTTCACTTGGCATTCAAGCGGCTTAACATCTTTACCCCCACTTGACACAAGCTCTGGAACTAACTTTCAGGGTGCTTGGTCCAACTGCACCAATGGCTTTATATCTTTCCCTCTTCTCGACTTAAGCTCTGGAACTAACTTTCAGAGTGCTTGGTCCCTCTGCACTGCCCTAAGATCCTTCCCGGGAACCCTTGACTTAAGCTCTGGAACTAACTTTGAGGGGGCTTGGTCCGTCTGCACTTTCCTAGGATCCTTCCCGGGAACCCTTGACTTAAGCTCTGGAACTAGCTTTCAGAGTGCTTGGACCCGTTGCAGCAGTCTAACCTCTTTCCCCGGAACCTTAGATCTAAGCTCCGGAACTAACTTTCAGAGTGCTTGGGACGGCTGCACTGCCCTAAGATCCTTCCCAGCAGGGATGTTTGATACTTGCACCGCAACTAACTTCTCCTTCGCATGGGGGTACTGCGCCCTGACTCAAACAAGCGTTAACAACATTCTCGTGTCTCTTGACACTGCCGGTCAAAGCAACGGTACAGTCCACCTTGACAACGGAACTTCAGCTGCGCCTAGCGGTGCTGGTTTGACGGCTAAGTTATCCCTAGTTGCAAAAGGTTGGATCGTATACACAAACTAAGTTTTGCTTCGCAAAACGAACTAGCTCCCAGCCCTGTGGAAAGGGTGAAACTATCTAAACCTGGTCACCTTCCCCCTTAAACGGGCGGGTATAACTCACTATAAGGACTAAAAACGAACTCTAAGTCACCATGCCCCAAACAATCCAAATCCTAAGGAGTCTAGAGGCAAAGAAGCGGGCCAACCCTGCAACTCTTTTACCGGGTCAACTGGCTGCGAACATTAATCCTGCTGAGCCAGGTTTATATTTCTCTGACACAGCCGGTAACCTTCGGAAAGTTGGGCCTTGTCACATTGGCCCTGTACCCCCTAATTCCGGAGTCTTGCCACCGCTATTTGCAGGAAACTGCATCGGGGAAATGTGGTATGATACTGTTAATGGAGAACTCAAAATTTGGAGCGGGTCTGCTTGGATTGCTATCCAAGGTGGAGGCGGTACCGGGGATTTGGGAGACCTATCCCTTACCAATACGGCTAGTAACCCCTTCCTTATCTTCACAGATTCTGCCGGGAATCCCCAAAGATTCAATCTGAACGCATCCCTTACCCAAAAGGGGCAAGTCCAGCTTTCGTCATCTTTGACTGATGTTTCCGAGACATTGGCAGCCACCCCAAAGGCAATCAGTCTCTTAAGCACCAACATAGGAACTATAAGTTCAGGTTTATCTACTGCGAACACAAACATTGCCACCCTGCAACAGCAACTTCTGAAGTTCAGAGATAGTAATAGGATTTATGTTTCCAAGAGTATTTACGCTAGCGACAGCAACAATGGAACTTCTCTAGGGGAACCGTTACTAACACTTGGCGCAGCAGCAGCAGCGGCCCAACCTGGGGATCTGGTTGAAGTTGGCCCCGGTCTTTATACTGAACCGAGTCTCCCTATTCGTTGGAAGCGTGATGTTGGCATTTTGGGTAAGGGTCTTCGTAACGCACGGGTACAACCTGTAGCCGGTCAAGAATATAATGATATTTTCAAAGTAGATAGTGGATTCTGGTGTTGGGGTCTGGAATTTGCGGGGCATCAAGCAGATAGCTCTACTGGGAAGCAAGCCTGGTCCGTCAGCTTTGATGAAACTGCTGATAACACTGCACTAGGAGCTGTCGGCCCTGGGGCTTACATTTTCAAATCCCCCTACATCCAAAACTGTACCTCCCTGACTGCAGAAGACGACAACGGTAACGCAGGCTCCCAGTCAACTGGTGATACAGGTGGTGGAATCATTGTTGATGGTGCATCCTGTGCTAAAAATAGCCCCATCCGATCAATGGTGGTGGACAGCTTCACGCAGGTTAACCTCGGTGGTCCGGGTTGCCTTGTCAAAAATGATGGTTACGCGCAGTTAGTTTCGTTCTTCGGGACTTTCTGTATCTACCATGTTCGTACTGAAAGCGGAGGCCAAGTTAACCTTTCTGGTGGTGGTACTAGTGACTTTGGTACATACGGATTAATGGCCGATGGTTACTCCCCATCCCCCCTGTACACCGCAAAAGCACGGGTGTCCGCATTTGGTGCGTCCAGGATTGAAAAAGGTGTTACATTTAATGTTTCTACCGATCTGATAACTTGCATCGACCTTTTGGGGCATGGGCTCTCAATTGACGACCAAGTTGTCTTTAACTGTTCGCAAGGAACTTTCCCGGATAACATAGTAACAGGGACGAAATACTTTGTGATTTCCAGTGGTTTCACTACGGTAGATTTCAGAGTTTCTTTGACCCAAGGTGGACCTCCAGTTGATATTTCCGGAACTGCTACCGGGACTTACACAGTTATTCGCCAGGGGGACACCGAAATTGATGTAATAGACTTGGGTGCTAATAGATTAGGGAGACAACTCAAATACCCTACTGCAGGGGGCGCGGGAAGTCCTGGAAATGCCGTCACGATCACAGCTAGAGGTGGTGCATCCGCAGGGTCTAGCTTCACGGTAACCATAGGTACCAGCTCCATCAGGCACGAGTATATCGGTGGCGGAACTGTTACCATCGGCGCTAATACTTATCCAGTCACAAGTTGTACTTACAACAACCTGACTGGCTCCACGGTCCTGACAGCTGCAGGTTATGCTCCTACCTTGGGCGCACAAGTGACGATGCAGAATCTGTTTTTCACTTGTAGTTCCTCTAGCCGCCCTAGTTCCGGTATTTTACTATTCCCTCAACTTCCTTTCCCAAGTGGTGGTGCTACAGCGTTTTCCTATACAAAAGTCGGCGCCAATACCTTCACTTATCAAGCTGCGGCAACTCCTTCTGGCCCAGAACACGAATATGTTTCAGGTGGTACGGCCACTATCGGTTCAACTAACTATGGGGTGGCAGATTGTACCTATGTTAAAAACACTGGGCTCGTAACGATCACAACCGTAACCCCTTTGCCTGGGGCGTCTTCTGGAACCGTCACGGTTGAGGGCCTAAACTTTATTTGCCCAACTTCGGGCTACGTGATTACAGGTAGTGTTCCGATTGATATTAACGGAAATCCTGTACCGTTTAACGCACCTAATCAAGCGGGTTACCGAATTAACTTCTATTCTGGAACTAACGGGGGCCTAAAAAATACGATCGATGCCAACCAAGTTATTGATTTTAGAAACCGAAGCCAAGTTAGCGCCCCAAGCCACACTTTTGAATATGTTGGCTCTGGCACAAACTATGATGCCTTACCATATAACGGAGGGGTACCCGTCCCTGCCAACCACATAATTGAAACGAACAACGGTAGAGTATTTAGCAGCAACACCGATGAACTTGGAAACTTTTCAGTCGGAAACAGCTTTAATGTAGACGGTACCACTGGCGCTGTTACAATTAATACAGATCAGTTTAACTTGTCGGGCTTGAATTTCATCGGGCCATTCAGCAGAAACGGCGGTATTAGCACAGTCGGCGAGCAGCTTCGCGAGGTTAGCAATAACACAAGCTTAATCGCAAGTACAGGGGTTGCCGATGGGAATACCGTACCAACTCAGTTCGCTGTTAAGGAGTACACCGGTAGTCGTTATGTTACTAGCGTGGCTACCGAACTCGGTGGGCCTTTAAGTGTTATCGGCAATGCTAGTGTAAACGGGATAGGAATTTGGAGCTATGTGAGGACTTTGTCTATCGCAGCAGCAACAACTTCCGCTCGCGGGACCATGAGTGCAGCTGATAAATTAAAGCTTAACGGTGTTGCAGATGGAGCAACTGCAAACCAGACTGATACTTTCCTTTTGAATCGCGCTAACCATACTGGTACTCAAGCGCTTAGCACAATATCAGGTGCTGGAACCATGGCAGCGCAGGCCGCTAACAACGTAGCCATCACAGGTGGAGCAATCTCCGGGGTTACTCTAGGTTCTGCAAATGTCTCTTTTACAGGGGGTTCAGTTTCGGGTGTAACCTACGGTACCCAATATTCAATTAGAACGACAATTACGGCATCTGCCGGGACCTATACCCTGAATGCAACTCTAGGGAATGAGTTTGTAACGAGTGCGGCCATTGCAGGCGCTACGACGGTAAACCTTTCCAACCTCACGAGTATTCCCACCGGGACAGTCTGGAGGTGTGTATTCTCGTTTGCATATACATCTGGGGCCATAAATTGGTTTCCCGGTAACACTGGCTACACGGTGAGGTGGGACGGAGATACGGCAATTATACCAACGCCAAATGAAACTGAGACTTTAATCATCACGGTTGTTGGTGGGGGGACAGTTATTGATGTTTCTTACTTGTATGGGAGACTAACAGCATAATCATGAACAATCAACGCTCTTTACTGGCTGCTGGGTTCAACTCCCCTGCTGAACCTATCAAAATAATAGAAGCTACAGGCGGCACGGAAGAAATAATCACCATTTCAAGAGTGAAATATAAAGTTCACACATTTTCGGCTTCTGGGTCATTTGTTGTTACATTCGCCGAGGCGGGGGCCACGGTTGAATACTTGCTCGTCGCTGGTGGTGGTGGTGGTAATGGTGGAGATAACTCAACCGGCGGGGGTGGTGCTGGTGGCGGCGGTGGCGTCAAGGTCGGAAGCTCCCTGGTCACAGTACAAAGTTATACAATTACCATTGGTAGCGGCGGTCTTGGTGGTACTGACGGCCAGTACACGGTTCTTCAGCGAACTGGTGGAAACTCTTCGGCCCTTGGGATAACCGCGTTAGGCGGTGGTGGTGGAGCAAGATTCTTAGGGCAAGCGGCCCCGAATAATGGCGGAGCTGGTGGCAACGGTGGCGGAGCGTTTCGCCCCGGTAGTGCTGGCGGCATAGGAAATGATGGCGGGTTTGCTGGTGGCACTGCGGGCACGAGCGGTGGTGCTGGGCAGGGAGGTGGCGGCGGTGGCGGTGGTGCTGGTGGCGCTGGTGGGAATGGTTTCGGGAGTCTTGGTGGCAACGGCGGTGCTGGTCGTGAAAGTTCGATTAAAGGCATCAACACCCGGTACGGCGGTGGAGGTGGCGGTGGCTCCCAGGGGGGCACGCCGGCCGCAACGGGTGGCAGCGGTGGTGGGGGCGGCGGCGGCCGAACTGGTGCAGGAAATGGTATCGCTGGTACCGATGGGCTGGGAGGTGGTGGAGGTGGTGGTATAGTTTGGGGTGGTGTAGTTCCGACCGCTAGCTTAGGTGGCGCCGGAGGCTCTGGAGTTTGGATCTGCCGGTACCCAATTATTTAGGCCGGGGGGTTATGGGGCGATGTGCCCTTTTACATCGATTTAGCACCAATTTAGCACCAACCCGGTTGCCGAAGACCCAGCCTTAAATCAAGGGTAAGACCCTAACATAGCAATCAAATTAACAGGCACAACAACTGATACGGCCCAATGAACTACACCCTAGCAAAACCCGGCTCCAACCTTATCTACCCGTATAGTCTTTCGCTATTGCGGTTAGAAAATCCCAATATCTCCTTCCCGGCATCCCCTTCAGAAGAAGACCTACAACCCTTTGACTGCTTCTTTGTTATCCCAACAGAGCCACCCGCCCTAGAAGACCCTCGCACCCAACGAATCAGCGAATCTGAACCTGTTCAGAACTTTGAAGGTCAATGGGAACAAACTTGGATTACCCGCGATGCAACCGAACAGGAAATCGCTGAGTGGGATGCTATCAACCGCCCTATTCCGCAACCTGACTGGGTAGCTTTTAAGTTGCTATCCCAAAGTTCCCCTGAATTTAAAGGCATCATTACACAGGCCCTTGTTTCTGACCCAGTTAATGCCTTAGGACTCCAAACTGAATTGAACGAGGTTATTCACGGTGCGGATTCTCGCCCCTTCTACGCTTCCTTGTCATCTGTGTTTAACTCTGTGCAGACCGATCCTGCCATCATCCGGAACTTCGCTGCTGCAGCCAGAATGATGCACCTTCCAGGGGAATTTGTTGATATGCTTCTTAGCTTGATTCCCGCTGATTAATCGCTTTAACTCAGCGAGATTGGGTTAGACCGTCATGCGACCCCTCCGTAGATGTGACCCTTACTAATCCCGGGATTGGGTAATCGAAATCAAAATTCTAGTGAAAGGTCTTCAGGGTCTTGCTGGGAAAAAGAGCCAAAGAGTTCTGAAGAGGTTTCGTAACCTTCACACCCCTTGGAACGGTTAGCTGAAGAGCAAACTAAAGAGAGTCTAGCTTTCGCCTCGTGATACAACTTCCAGTCTTTCCACAGAACCTCATCTTTGAACTTCTTAGCAGTTGGGGGTCCCGTTAGAGAAACATCCGTGTATGTTAAAGAATTTAACCTTATAAAAGAATCGGCAATTTCCGCGAAAGAAAGCCCCACGTGGTCAACGTCGGTTCTCATACCTCTTCGAATACTCTTCCCCGTCAAGTAACAAGTTACGGGAAGTTCCAAGGAATCTCGAAAATCTTTCAGTTGAGATGAAACCGCATTCCTCATGGAAGCCTTCACAGCATTATAATGTCTCTCTTCTAAGCTCGCGCTTGTCGCTATCTTCTTGGCGGGGTACAAATAGTCAATTAGCTTGGCCTTCGGTACTGGTTGCTTTGAGCTACCTCGCTCAAGGCTCATCATTTTAATTTTCCGCCCACCTGCAGTTTCTACATTCCTTAAGTAAACAGTAACGTCGGGGTCATTTGACAACTTCTGCCACGTTGGGGAAAGTCTGCAAGATCTTAAAACAAAGTCCCTAGGTTCGCCAACCAACCGCGAATTCACCCTGTGGTTTTCAATCACTCTACTTAACTTTTCCGTGTAGTCTTTCTTAGTTAGTCCGAACGTTTCTTTCCCTATTGTGTTGCTCATGTAGTGGGTTTAATCTAACAAACTTTACCCCCTCCCTGGGACACTAAGATAGAAACAGCTCTTGCCTCGCCACAAATGTGATAGAAAAAACCTCAGTTATCAGACAACGCGCAGACCTAAAATATCTGCTTGGGGCTGAGGTAGAATGTTCGGGCAGAGTGAAGGAGTTTCGCCCCCACGGGAAGAGAAAAGACCTAGACTCTATCTGCCTAGTGAACGTGATCGTCACTCCACTCCCTCTTGGTGAGTCCCTTTACGTGGACCATCTTTGGGTTCTAAAACGCCAGTTTAAGAAAGCCGGAAGAATACCCGATCAGAACGAGCGGGTTCACTTTATAGGAAAAGTCTACTCATACAAAAGAATTGGAGGAAAGTCAATTGACAGAGGGCTGTTTGGATTGGAAGATTTCGGAGTTCTCCCTATAACTCTCACTCAAAGTTATGAAAATTGAAGTCAAAAGCCAGACTTTCGAAGGGAGGAACTACTTCGAATTTATTTTGCAAGATGGACCCGGTGACCGCGAACGGGTTAAGGGTTATGCGACGGACCTGATTGTTGCCTTCACTAAAATCATAGAGTGGCACGAGAGAATAGAAAGGGAATACAAGGTAGAAGAGGGTATACCCCTTGATCAAGAGGGCTATGATGGAATCGAAGCGGAAGCACCGCATTTACCCCTTTAATCAAACAGTGAAACCAACAGAGTTAGAGTTTAAGGAACTCAAGCAAAAGTCCTCAGATTGGGCTCAGCAACGCCTATCTGATCCGAAAACAGTAGTCATTGACTGCGAAACTACTGGCATTTTAAGAAACGATCCGACAACGGAAATCGTGCAGCTTACGATCACGAACTCAGCCACACGACCCCTATTTTCAATGTTGATTAAGCCCGCTCAGACAATGAGCGACGAGCTGGTTAACATTCATGGTATTTCCAACGAGATGGTGGCGGATAGTCCCATTTTCCCCCAGGTAGCGAAACTAATATCGTTCATTCTTGAGGGGAAGCACGTTATTTCCTATAATATGGACTTTGACTGGAAGTTGTTAATTCACCTGTTTGGGAAGTACCAAATCGGTAAACCTGAAATTGCCGGCGCATCTTGTGCTATGGATAAATACTCCGAGTGGAAAGGAGAATGGAACGATTCTAAACAAGGAATTCGTTGGCAAAAACTTCCAAACCTCTCAGGGCTGCCTGCTCACGACGCTCTGTCTGACTGCGTTTCCACGATTCGTATCATGGAATTGATGGCCAAAGGAATTGACTTGGCTACCCTTAATTCTGAAGAAGTTTCCCTTGACTTTTGACAACCATGTTCGGTAAAATCACGATCACCTACGATCCCCCTAATAATGGCCCAGATGAAAGCAGGGTCTCTATGCAATTTTCTTCAGAAGCGGACATGAACCAAATTGTCAGGAACTTTGAGCGTTTTCTTCGAGTGATGGAGTACCCTCTTGACCATGGCGACTCTCTCGAGGTTGTTCACGCCAATGACCGCCCTGACACACCTGCACACTTCACGGCTTCCCCTAGTCTCGGAAAAAACTGTTACCCCACTTTGAAAGATGGTAGTCTGTACAATTTATCCTTAACAGATGTGGAGAACTGAGGTGGAAAACAATAATCCCTGGTTCATTGAAGGATCGAGTAAATCTCGTCTTGTTACCGTTACACCTCACGCAGAAGAGCACATTGCTTACATTGCCAGAGTAACTAGCAAAGATCAAAGCAACCCTAAGATCTCAGGACTGCTTAAGTACTGCGCTAAGGAAGGCCATTGGAGCATCTTTGAGCAGGCCACCATGTCCGTCGAAGTTGTCACACCCCTAGCAATCTCTATCCAGGCTTTACGCCACCGGTCTTTTTGCTTCCAGCAATTTTCTGGAAGGTATGAAGATCAAGGCTTCATGAAAAACTACACAGAAGATCTTCCCGCCTACCGAGATCTGTTCTATATGCCCGAAGAAGCGAGGCTCCAAGACACTAAGAACCGGCAGAATAGCTTCGTAGCAGAAGACGCAAGTCTCACAGACTTCATGTGGTCAGAATTCGAGTTTGCTTACAAAGCTTCCATCACTGCCTACAACAACCTTCTGAACAAAGGTATAGCCAAAGAATTGGCTCGTTTCGTTCTTCCGGAGGGTGTTTACACTCGCCTCTACATCACGGGGAGTGTTCGATCGTTCATTCACTACATTAATGTGAGGGACGACCAAGGGGTGGCTCAATGGGAGCACGTGGAACTTGCAAGAGCAGTGCGTTCCGTATTTGCAACTCAGTTCCCCACTATTTACAGCTCATTGTTTGACAGTCAGACTGGCGGTCTTCTTTACAAAGACAAAGAGTACGACGAGCAAATCGCCCAACTTCAAGGAGAAATTTCAGTTCTCCAAGACGAGATTGCGGGCTTGAAAACTACTATCACCCTTCTTCAAAATCAACTCTCTGAATAATGAACAACCAAATTGCAAAGGGATTCTGGAAAATTGCTGAAGATTCTCCATCCGTTGATAGAGAGTATCTGGTTGCATTTCCAGATAGATCAGGAAGTTACAACACCATAGACTGCGATGTTTGGCAGTTTAAATCCGGAGAATGGCTTAGCCTGCCAGATTCAAGATTCTTAGAGGAAGAAGTTGGCTTACCAGCCTACTACATCGACCTTCCTATGCCAAAAGCCGAGTAGTTTACGAAAGACGGTAACTCACAATAATATAGGAGTTACCGTTACAACCCCTTCATGAGTGAAATTCAACCCATCCGACCCAAGCTTGAATCTTACTTCAAACTCGATAGCAACCCTGCTCCTTTGGTGGTAGTAGATTTTCACGTGTACTTGCACGATGTGAAGAAGTGGTTCGAAGAAAAAGTTGAGGGATCTGTCAGTGAAGAAGTAGAAGATAAGCTGATCAAGGGTTGCTGGGCCTTGAAAATTAATAGAGGGCCGGACATGTTGCCTAGGTACGATTACCGCATTGTTGTTGTTGCAGACAGCAGGTTTTCGGATACAGGTAACTATTGGCGCGACACTTTCATGAGACGGTCTGCAGAGGTGCAGTCGGCTTGGCTAGCTTTTGCGGAGAAAGACGGAAAAGATCTGTCGGAAATTCCAACCCATTACAAGGGAACTCGTGGAGAAAAAACCGAGACGTTTTGGCGCATCTTTAACATAGGGTGGGAGTACGTTAACAAGTACTACCCTGTGTTCTCTCAGGAAGGGTTTGAAGCAGATGATGTGGCAGGGGCCATATACCGTCTGTCTCGCAATAGTCCCCCAGGTTCTGTGGTACGAGAGAGGCAGATTTTGCTTTCAACTTTAGACCGAGATTGGTCTCAATTGGTCGATGAAAACATGAAAGTTTATTTCGCAAACACCCGTGTTCCTTTCCCTAAAGAAAAGATTCAGGAAAGATTAGTAGGCAATATAGGGGTTATTGAGCATACTAAACATAGGATGGGTTACGACCTTGACCACCCGAAGAATTTGGCCGACTGGAAAGTTAAACATGGAGATTCGTCCGACAATTTACCCCCCGGATCCCCGAAGTGTCTTTTCGACCTTTGTGAACCTCATACAGAATACACCATAGAAAGAACTGCTCCGTGGTACCCCAAACTTGAAGAGTGTTTGAATGACCCCTCTGCTAATGTAAAAACTTCTCACTTTGATCAAGCTTACAAAGAATTCGCTAAAGTCGGTATTGACATACCGGTGAGGCTGTAAAACGGGTAAAACTAGGCAGAATGAATACGTACGGATGCAGTCCGACTCTGCCTACTTTGCTCAATGTAATCCGATGGCTCACCTTCTTCTTGAAGCGTGTGGCGGAAATGCTTCAGCTATTCCTCAGCATTATCTTGATAATTTCCACCATGACTTTGCTGACGGGGATATCTCTCTGGTTCCAGCACTCTCTAAGCTTGACGGTGCAGTAGATTTGAGTCCAGAAGAGTTAGATGAAACCCTAGAATCATTGCAAAAGGTTGACCCGGACCACTGGCCCGCCGTTGACGTTATAGAAAATATAGATCCGTACAAGCTTCTAAATTATCCAGAGGAATTTGAAAATCTCTCTGAGAACTTTGTTGAAGACAACCTAGGCACTGCAGAAAAAGTAGAGAGGGTTTTGAAGGGAGTGATAGAGAGCGTGTTTGGTGACACCGTAAACAGCGTTCGCGACCCAAAAGGCAAGTACCCCTCAAGTTCAAACGACTTCTTACAAGTAGAAGACGGCACTTTTACGGGAACTTTTCAATATGAGAACCATCGGTTCCACTTTGAGATTGCTCCAACCGAGCAAGGTTGGATATGCACTTATCGCATGGAAGAGGCGTCTCTTGAAAAAATTCCGCAGATTGTGAAGGATGCGAAGAGGGACAATAAAGAATCTACTAAGGTTAAAAGTGTTCGCAGTCAGGGGTGGAAGTAATGGCTTTTTCCGGACCGATTCCCCTTGTTTCCCTGGGGTCTGGCTCTTTAAGCGGCGTAGCCAGTGGATTAATCAACAACCTGACTTCCTCGACAATCAGCGTAGCTTTAAGTCCCAACTTATCAAACCAGTGGGCGAATTCTTTGGGCTTGAACCCCCAGACTCTAACGAACTTTCTAGGAACAATTGCAACTCCAGGGTTGATTTCAGCAGGTGGGCAGGCCATTTCTCAGGCGCTGACCTCTTCCGTCGTAAACTCTAAGGCTCTTGGGCCTGCGGGACCTTTGGTCCAAAACCTCGTGACCGGTGCGGCCAACAATTTGACTCAGAACTTGCTAGGTAGCATCTTCCCAGCAACCACGAGCAGCCCGACGAAGTTCTTTCCGGGCGCTAGAAATGAACCTGATGCCGATTATCAGGGATTCGCCTACAACTCTGGAACTAACGGACCTGACGTTGTTTTCTCTATTAAACCTGCTACGACTGGCGCTCAAGCTGAGGTCAAAGACCAAGTTTCAGGAAATGGACCTGGTGGTGTTTCAACTTCCATACCAGCCGGTCAGAGTGTTCCGTCATCTAGTGGTGCCCCTGCCCTTTCAGTCGGGGAGTTTTCAAAAACTTTTCAAAATACGTCCAAAACTTTCCTTACTGACTTAGACTTTCAGGCTATCTCGGCAGGTTCAAGTAGTGGCGTCCCTTTCGGCAGCCCTGACGCATTTAAAGCTTTGTCTACAGTTCCCCAGAACCTAGGGTATTCCTTGGTCGGGCAACCTTTCTCTTCGGACACTTCTCAAAGTTCAGTGTGGAATTTTATCTGTGCTCCCGAAGAAATTTCGTGGTCGACTGCAGCTCAAGTAGACCGGGTGCCTATTTTCGGCACCAACTACCCACCTGTAGTGTCTGGCAGCCGAGGAATGAGAGAGCTGAGCATGTCGAATGCCCTGGTAGAGGGGTTTACAAGAGGTAAGACTATCGAAGGAAAAATTTCTGACTTAGAAACCCTCTTAAACTTTTCCCTTGATACAAAAAACGGATATGTGAAAGTACCCGTGTACTGGATTTACGCGAACAACAAAAGATACGGGGATGTTGACGGTGGCTGTTTCGTAATCAAGGAAATGAAGGTTAAAGAGGAAATGAGAGACTTGACCGGTTTGGCAACTCGGGCCAAAGTTGACATTTCCTTTTCTCAAGTTCCTCCTTACCAAGTTGATGACGGCAGGGACCTGGCGAGCAAGACGGTTTCGGGCACGACTTCGAGTTTGGGTGCTGTTGCCAAAGTTGTGGAGGCTAGACCCACGAATTCAACCACTGAGACTGGGAGAGGGAGAGGGAGCAGTGTGAGAAGTAGCGCCAACCAGAATGTTTCTCCAACTGCGAAAATACCGGGAGTTCCCTCAGGAGCAACCAATGTTGTCATATCACGGAACAGTGAGGGTCAAAATGTTGCAGCTTACACCTTTAATAGTGCCAAATACCGGGGACAAAAGATACCTTAAACCTTTGCGGGGTAAAGTCTAATTAATACAAGGCTAGCACCGCACGAGAAACGCGAATGGTGGATAATAAAACTTTTACACTGATCGGTAAGTTTGACGATCAGATTACCAAAAAGTTAAAAGACCTAAATAAGGAGATTGCCAAGTTAAGCAACCCCCTTAAGAACAATAACGTCGCTACTTCTTTACGAGATGGATTTAAGTCTGCCAACTCGGAGCTGAAGAGTTTAAGTAAAAGTTTTGATGATCTGAACTTCAGAGTAGGGTTAATCTCAAAACCCATGAACGGAGTCACAAAGAATTTGAACGAAGCAGCTTCAGCTGCAGGAAAAGTTAGAGACACTGTGTCCCAAATTGGGGAGGGAGTCAAGGGATTAGATGGTCTGACGGACTCGTTGGAAGAAGCTGCTAGAGCGGCGGCCAGAACCCGCAGCGAAGTTGAAGGCATAGGAGAATCAGCAGGAAGAGCTAATCGTCACGCCGATGACTTAATGACCACTCTCTTGAAGGCCGACGCACTGGGTAAGTTCGGGGATGCGATGGCGAGTGGATTTGAAAGGGGCATGAGAACCGTGCTAGGGACCGCCCAAAAGGGGGCAGGTTCAATAGCCAGGCTTTTCAAAGAGTCAATGGAGGATGAACTTGCCGACGTGAAAGCTGCTTCGGGTATTGAAGGGTCCTTTAGGCTCAAGGGTTATGAAGGGTCTTTCAAAGACTCTCAGAAAATGTATAAAAAGTACGACCAAGTTGTGTCGGAAATGATACGGCAGTCCTCAGCACCTACGGCTAAAGTTGTTGAACTTCAGAGATACACTTTGGATACGATGGGACCCCTCATGTTGGCTGCAGAAGGGGTGGCTAAGGGAACCAAAATGAGGGATATCGACCCGAAAAAATTGGAAGCTTCAGCCAAAAACTATGGAGCCTTTCTAGAGAAAGCGGCTCTTTTCTCCCAGGGAACAGGTTCTGCGGGTTTCCGTGTAGCAGCAGGTATTGAGGGTCTAGTCACCCGAGGAAAAATCGATACCACTATTGACTTCTTCTCTGACAACATTATGTTGATGAAGAATCTTGAAGAAGCAGGTTTTGCAGGTCGGAATATGCGTTCAGCTAAAATGATGACCGCCACAGACGCGGTTAGGATGAAAGCCATGATGGATGCTTTCAATAAATCAATGTCAAGTGAGTCAACTAAAGCTATGGCTCAGAGTTTAACAGGTTCTTTACAAGGTCTTCAGGATACACTTTTTAACCCTTCGGTAGGCATTTTAGGCATGTCTGTTACATTCACCAAAGAAGAACAGAAGAAGGCGAATGATGCAATCATAAAAATACAAAATGGACGCATAGATAGGTACCGCTTGGAACTGGAAAATGTCTCAGCGGACTCACAAAGAGCTAAGGAACTTAGAGCGAACATTGAACAAGCTCAACTCACAAGAGATCAACTGACGAAAGACGGAGCAGACGAAATTAGCACCCCCTTCAAGGCGTTCAGCTATGCTTTTTCTAACTTGGTGAGGAGTTTAACTGACGCTTTAAATTCTATAGGCCCCGTTTGGACTGACTTCGCATTGGCAGCTATACAAGTCACTAACACTGTGTTCGGTCCCTTGGGGGAAACACTAAGCAATGTAGCCTCTAATATAAGGTCAAAAGACCCGTCTAAGAAAATGACCCAAGCTGAAGGGTTTGGCAGAATAGTAGGAGAAATTTTTAAGACAGTAGGTCAAATCATGGGGGATCTTGCAAACATGATAAAAAACCCCAATAGTGTAATGGGGAAGGCTCAAAGTGAGTTTATGAAAGGTTTCATGTCAGCATTCACGGGGCCTGGTGCTCTAGACGCGGCAAAGAAAGGTATAGGAGACGGAATATCAACCTTAGTGGGGAAGCTTTTTGAGTTTATCTTCAGCGTATTAACTTATGAGCCGATCAGACCCTTGGTTTTAACCTTCATTGGAGCCATCTTCGGTCCCCCTCTCATAAGTGCCGTGATATCCTCTGCCACTCCATTAATTGCGAATGCAATTTTTAAGGCAGTTTCGGGGTCTGTTGCGGGTTCTGCAGGGGCCGCGGCTGCTGCCGGTGGTGCTGCGGCTGGTGCGGGAGGTCTACTGGCGACAGTTTTAGGTGTGACTACAATAACTGCTGCACTGGTAGCAGCCTTTGTTGTCTTTGAAAGACCCTTGAGAGCGTTAGCAGACTGGTTAACGAACACTGGCGGGAGATTAACAGAAAGCACCAACTGGGCTGTAGCTGCTGCTGGGCACTTCCTGAAAGGATTAGCAAACATCATGAGGGGTCTCACTAACTTTTTCACGGGGATTTGGGACATTCTGGTTGGAATGTTCACTGCTGACCAAGACAGAATAGTTCAAGGGGTGAAGAAGATTTTTTGGGGTATAGGTGAAGTTCTAAAGGGAGTCGTGCAGAGTGTAATGGGGTTTGGGGGAATTATTGTGGGTGCAATCGGTAATTTATTTACCGCTATTGGCCGTATAATAGAAAGCAAAATTCCGGGAAATATCGCAGCTGCTCCAGGACAAGGTGGAAAAACTTCTGACTACGGGACGGGGGGAACGAAGCAGAGAAAAGTAACACCCTTTCCGCTTGCAACGAACTCCCCTTTAGGCTCTATCGGGGTCCGGTATAAGGGTGGTCTCGGAGATGCAATTTCTCAAGAAATGAGAAATAAACCCTCCGGATCTAGTCTTGTAATCGCAAACAGTAGTGAGACAGTCATTCCAGCGGCAGGTGGTCTCGGCATGGGTGCTTTCATGGACACCCTGAGAGAGGGATTCGGTCGGCTCACGAACACGATAAACACGAACAACCAGATTTACTCAGACAACGGGAAGCGGTTCACTGAAGGTTTGTTTAAAGTTTCAGGTCAAGTAGTTGAGTCTCAGTCCCAGCTAAACCGCCTTGGGTCTGCCTTCTCAAAGGCACAAGAATACAATAGTGAAATGTTCTCTAAAGTTCAAGGCCAGATAAATAACAATCACAACCGAAGTCTTTCAATGTTTGCAAGTCTAGGGCAGAAAATTTCACAGATTGCTTCTTCTGCTGGTGGGATGATGGGTGGAGCCCTTGGAATGATGTCAGGGGGCTTGGGGGCTGCAAGTTCTCTTGCACAGAACATGGGATTAGTGATAACATCGACAACAGGCGGGAAGCATGCACCCGGTTCCTACCACTATGCCGGGCGAGCAATTGACGTTGGAGGCTCTTCAAGTTCGATGCTAGCTTACGCTCAACAGTTGGCATCCACTTCTGGTAGACGTATGGCCGAGCTTTACTATACCCCTCTCGGCTTCAGCATCAAAAACGGTGTTAAAGTTCCCTGGACAATTCCGAACCATATGGACCATGTCCACGTAGCCTATGCCTTAGGGCAAGGCAACCCTGCGTTCTTCTCCAACCAGAATGAAGCTATGGCTTGGGAGCGAAAGATGATGCCGCCTTCTGCAAAAGTTGCGTCCTTCACTGCAAATACTTCCGAAGGGTTTGGGCACTCAACCATTAACGCCCCGATCACAATTTATCAACAACCTAATCAAGATTCAGAAGAAATTGCTTCTTTGGTGGCAATGAGAATCGGGATGGTTATCGACGAACTCAGGAACCACTGATATGACAAATAGCTTAATAATTCCACGCTGCGAAGTTGTCTGGGGAGAGGTGAACCTGATGAACTACAGCTTCGATGGTAGTACTACTGAACTTACAAATCAACCTCTGGTTTATGCTGTGAGGGTTTCTTTACAAGATTCTGGCCAAACCCCTACAGGTTCCATGCGCTGGAACCCAACAGGAGCAGCTTTCAGAGTTTATGAGAATTTACTGGAAACTTCTATCAACAAGACCATAACCGTCAGATACTACTACTTGAATGGCCGCTCGATAACTTTTTCATTCGTGTGGTCAGGACAAACAGAAATCTACGGAAAAGAGATGTCTCTTGAGGTGAAACTTGCCTCTGAACTTGACGGTCTCGTGAACGCGAATATAAAGAGCACAGCACAAGCCAGTGACCAGGGTTCTTCGCCTTTGACTAACCTGTCGCAGTTGAACTATACGTTCGGTGTCGATAAGTATGATCTCGTAAAAATAACACCCCAGACTCAAGAAAACTTAAAAACAACGAAAGTTCTTTCAAATTACTCGGAAGGAACCAACTACCTTGACAGTGTGAAAAATCTGTTTGAACAGACAGGAAGTCTAGTCATGGCCTCAAACATTGTTTCCCCGGGAGGAGTTAAAAAGTTGTCTGCAAACTGCGTTGTGTTAGGTCCCTACCTATCGGATAGCAAAACAGTTGAAGAACTTCCCGCACAGAGCCAATTTCCAGATCCGTCAGTGAGATACGGATACTTCTTGGGACCCGGAATTATTAACACGATCACGAAAACTTCAGAATGGCAGCCACCTCAGAAAACACAAACGAGTTTAGACAGCACTCAAGCTAAGGTGCAGGCGCCAGACCCTGGAACACAGGGACAACCCACGCCGACTACACCGCAAAGTCAACAAGCTGCAGCTGCAGCCCAATCCCAGAACAGAAGCGGAGCAGGTAACACCGCAAACTCAAGAGCGAGACCCGGAGTGAGGCTTAAAGAAAACCAAGACGGCGAAAAGAGAAAGATAGAAATCCAACAAGAACGAGGCTCTAAGTTGAGCACTACATTATTCATGTGCCCAGCTCTAACTGGAATTAAGCCAAGCGACATAATTTTCATTCCGAATTACAGTGGAACGTACATGGAAGATTGGTTGGTAAATGGGATAGAATACTCGCAGACTGACGGGGGTGTTGAAATTTCCGTACAAGCTAGCAGACAATACGGCCTAGGCAATTTGATGAATAAGAAACTCGGCGAAGAATGGCTAAGGAAAGCTAAAGCCAAAAATTTAGTTGGAACCACTGGAACTCTTGAAGGCTGGCATGAATATGCTTGGGGGTTGTTAGGTTTCAACAAAGCAACTCAAACTACCCAGGCGTCAGAAACCCCCCGAACGGCAGCTACAGTAGGAACTCCAAAAGGAACTTTGGACTCTTTTCAACAGTTGGCCAAACCTTTCGGAACTTCTCAAACTCTGATAACAGACAAGGCCCTCTATGATTACTTAACCAAGTACTTGAATATAAGAGCCATAAATGGAAGTGGCGTTATAAACCTATCTATTGACAAAGTGCGAGATCTAAACAGGCTTCGTCTTGAGGGTCGATAGGTTTACCCGTCTCAGGGAAAGCCTATACTTGTTTTGAACGTGCTGAGCAATAAGGCTCAGGTTATCGCGTTCTTAACCAGTAACAAAATGGCTGTAACTACATTCAAAATCCTGCCCCAACTTGACGATAAGAACCGCGCTCGGCTTGAGTCGAAGAGCTACACAAGGGCATACACGGATATCCCGAATAGAGCACTCCCTGAGACTTACCGTAACGGTTTGTCCACAGTCTTCAAGGCCCTAACCGGCGAAGACTTTGACCTCGAAGGGTCTACCTTCACTGTGAAGGCCGACGCCAACGGAACTTTCCAACGTTTGTACTCTCCTACAATCTTCTCAACTGAAGAAGGCGGTTTGGTGATTCGTTGGGGCGACCGCGACATCCCCCTCCTTGTAGCTCCCGGTAAAATCGGCGTAGCGAATGCACCGAAGGGCACCAAGTTCGCGTTCAAAGATGAGCAGATCGGTAAGTACACCGAGCCCGTTCTTTCTGTCTCAGCACAGGGAGATGGAACTCTCTACACCCTGCCCATTACAATTCGTAAGAAGGAAATCAAGGAAGAACTACCCGCAGATCTTCTTGAGCTTCTGCTCGACGAAAACCCTGAAGCAATTGCTGAAAAGGTTTACGCCGCACCAGACATCTCGAAGCGTGGTGAAAGCTCCGGTGGAGAGCGCCTTATCGGTCCCTTCCTTAAGGTCGCGTATTTGCCCCTCGGTGAGTACACAATCACCTCTTACAGGGTTAAGGAAGGTGGAGCTTATGGAACAGACTACTTCCTCCAAGCGAAAGTGTCTGAGCCTTTCGTGGCTCCAATTCGCACTCAAGTCGATGGGGAGTGGGTTGACCAAGACACCGAAATCTCTGATTGGGTTATCGTAAAACCGAACGGAGCAATGAAGAAAATTCTAGCTGCCGAACCCCTGATCACTTCTGATGCTCCGGCAACACTTAAAGTTATCGAGCACTATGAGTACAACGGCAACCCTGCCGCCAAGGTTACCTTGAAGTGCCCGAACTTTGTTCAAAATCCCGAGAGCTTCGACCTGGACTTTTGATAAGTCCCTCTAAGGTGAACTCTTAGATTTATAAGACCCTGGCTTACCGCTGGGGTCTTTTGCTATACTACACCGTCAAACCCTAAACAACAAGAGGCTATATGGCAGATCCCTTTTCTGGGGGACTCGGAAGTACGAAACAGGAAATTGGTATCCTGAACGAAGCCCGAGAAAGAAACAAAGCAACTTCCTTCCGCTCGAAGAAAGACGGAGAGGAAAAACAAGAAAAGAAGAAAAAAGCGCCAACGAGAGTATCAGAACTTTACAATGCGGGTATTACCCTTTTGAAGGCGAAAGGTTTTACCGTAGAAATTGACGAAAATGGTGACCATTGTTTACACAGAATATTGAAGCCCTCACCCCCGCAGATGGTTCGAGGCATTCGTTATCCTGCAGACTTTAACCCCTTACAAGACATCTCTGTCTATGATGACTTTGAGCGTGTAGAAACATGCTTTCATCCTGACTTGTGTCCAGACGAAGTGAGAACATTCTGGGAACCTTTATACAGCCCTAAGGCGGGAGATTCACCTCTTCTTTCTTTCAGCGAAAGGTTATTGAAGATGAGAAAAGTTAACCAGAGTAAAAACCTTAGTGAAACTTTAGATTACGGTCATACTTTTGATCCTGCGGGTAGGTTCGGTGGGGAGCCAGTAATGAACCCTCGTGTGTGGGTGCCAGATAGAGAATGGTTTGACCCCGCTTTGCATAAAGTATCAATTAGAGACGTATTTACTATCTTCCCTGAAGCCGAGTGTGAGATGCTTAAGCTTATCATGGGCCGCATAGGGGTTGGTAGAACAGATCATCTTCCGCCAGGTAGAAAAGACAAAGTAGATCACACTGCTCGTATGGCGGGGGTGATCGTGGGTAAAGATCCAGGATTAGGGAAGAGCACCATCTTCAATGGCATGACTGCTGCTTTCTCTAAGTGCGGTTTCATCACCCATTCTTTCAAGTCAACAGAAGACCGGTTCGGTTTAAAGAAAGTCGCGTTGAGCGACATCGCTTACAAAGATGATACGGCACTCCCTTCCTTGAAAAAATTCTTGGCCGCAGAAGAAACAAAGATCCTGATCACCGGGGGTATCTTCACAGTTGAGGACAAGTTTCGAAACTCAGAGGAAGTTTGGCCAAAAACTGTACTTCTTCTAAATGCCAATGACTGGAATAGCAAATTCGCCTATGATTTGGATCCCGGAATCATTGATAGGATCAAGCTAATTAGTACTTACAGAGAATATGAAGTTGCTAAAAATAGGGAAAACTTAGAAGGAACAGTTTGTGAGGGCACCCCTGACCTAAGACCCCGTGCTCACATTCCTTACTTGGCTAATAAACTTGGCGTTAGCAAAGACGCTCTATATTTGTGGTGCCTTCGTCTAGCAACGGATCGCTTCTGGGAAGTTATCCAAGATACCTCAGACCCAAGCATAAACAGACTTCAGGTGGAAGTTCGCTACTGGACTACACGTCAACGGATTCGCTTCAAGGCAGACGTTACTCAGGCTCTCGTGAACGCGATGGCGTTCGCTCACTCTGTGAGGACGCAATCAGAGTGGGATTTCATGCCTGAAATGACACCGGACGTTCTTTATGATTATCTACAATCTCTTTACTTCGTAGGAGTAGACCCCTCTTGCCAACACCTGACAGCTCGAATGAAGAGGGAGTGGGAGCTTGCAGGAAGAACTTCAACCCACTACTATCAAGGTTTCCGAGAGTTGAGATGGGAGTCTGTTAAAAAGGCAATTTCTCTTGCTAAGGAAAGCCTGTTCGACGATACCACCGGGCTTCGAAAAGAAACCAAAGATAAAACCGCTCTTACACTCATCCGAGAAATCATGGAGAAATTGGTGATGAGAGACGGTTTCAAGATTGGGGGCGAAGCGAACTACGTCATCGAGAATTGGAACAACTGCCGCCACGCTCAAGAGGAGCTTGTGGTTGAGGGCAGAAAGTTGGTGGGATTTATGGAAGAGATCGACAAGGAAAGACTGCTCGACCCGAAAGCGGTATGTTTTGATGATTGGCTTCTCGATAAGCACTATTCTCCTGACCGTGCAGAGAAGTTCCGAGAATCCGCTCGTAAAAAACTCTATGAAAGCAAGGGGGTAAAAGTATGAACATACAAACCCCAGAACAAACTCTCGTGGATTCATTTACTTACGAATGTCAAAAACAACTGCGACTCAAGGAACAACTTAAATCCGAAGGGTTTACTCTGGCAGACGATCCCGCTGGGTTATACGACATGATTGGAACAGTTCAAGAACTGAATTGTTTCTGTGAGTTATACACTCCTCGACTTCTTGTGAAAACTTTCGTGGAAGGAACCGAGCACATCGATTACGCTTTCCACTTAGTTTCTTTGTGGCAAATTGTAAAATTCGGCTACTTGATCCCGGAACCCGGACAATACTTTGCAACGAAGTACATTATCGGAGTTCGCAAAGTTAGCGAGAATTCTTTCGTACCTTCGCTACGTTTACCACTCAACTGATGAACGGACTTTTCCAAAATCCGGAAGATTCACAGCCTGACCTGCCCACCCCTATCAACTCTCAGGGTGGGTACGGTAACGGGTCGGGTTCTTTCAGCTTGAAGCGCTCTCTGCAGCGCAAAATAAAGTCTCGTGAAGACTTATCTCAGCCGAAAGAAAAAACCTTCGCTGAGGCTAACCCTCTGAGAACAACTTCCGGATCGGAAAATAACGCCGTTGACCGATACTTTGGCGCTTTCAGCATTGAGTCTAAGAGGCACGTTTGGGACCTCCTTAGCAAGCACCCTCAGTTCGGAGACGAAGAGGGTTTACGAAAGAACCGCATCCGCAATAATACAACGGAAGTGCTTCCCAACGATCCCTTCCGAAATGTCACGAACGGTGGCTATGTAGTTTACGAACATCCTGAACCAAATGGCACAAACTTACAAAGATCCGCACAGCTACCTGAATGAAAGCCTTGTAAAAAGAGGGAAGTCCGGTCACCAAGAAGTTTATTTAACCCACGTTACGGTAGTTGCTGAAGCTGAAGCTGACTACGGGTACCGAGTTTTTCCTGCCAGTTTTGACCTGTTCTCTCCTCTTGGTAACCACTATAACAACTTGGAATGGTTGACTCTCCTAGTGTCTTTACGGTCTCAAACTACTGACACTCAAAGATCAATCGTTTTAAACCAAGCGACTCTACAGTTCATTCCCGAAGGCAGTGACCTGAGCTTAAACATTTTCTTCCCCGAAAGGAACGTGGAAACGTTTGACTATGATGTCCTTGCAGCCCAAGATATGCTTAGAGGGGTTTCAAAATTCGCTGGGAAAATTCCAACAACTATTCGTTTCAACTTGGGCCTCGTCAAAAAGTCCTATGAGGCGATGGTTGAAGAGGGGGAAGTTGAAGAAGTTGAATTCAGCTTCTGAGTATACGACCCATAAAACCGCTAAACTGTATTCGAATTTCAACCAAAAAAATGGATCTAAACACTTACCAACAACGAACACGCGCCACCGCTGTTTACCCCTTTGACAAGGCACTTGAGTATTGTGCTCTTGGCTTATGCGGGGAAGCGGGAGAGGTAGCAGAGAAAGTTAAGAAAATCCTCCGCGACGACCAAGGAGTTATCACCGATGTAAAGAGAGAACAGATTGCAAAAGAAGTCGGAGACGTTATGTGGTATATTTCCCAACTTGCCGCCGAAATTGATTATTCCTTAGAGGACATTGCTCAACTGAACTTAGAGAAACTATCCTCCAGGTCTGAACGTGGCGTTTTACAGGGAAGCGGTGACAATCGCTGATTGCTCCTTAAGGGGCACACCCTTTCTCTCCGAATGGGACTTTAGGTTCCTTCGCCGAGCCAGAGAAGTTTCCTCTTGGAGCAAAGACCCGAAAAGAAAAGTTGGATGTGTCTTGGTAAGAGGGAAGAGAGAAGTTTGCGAAGGGTTTAACGGGTTTCCTGAAGGGTTGTCTGACGACCTGAAACGCTTAACAGATCCGGATTATAAGGGTAAAGTCATTATCCACGCAGAAGCAAACGCGATAATAGATGCGACTCGAAAGGGGGTCACACTAGAAGGAACTACCGCTTACGTAACTTTTCACCCTTGTTCACTATGCGCAAGTATGCTCATACAAGCAGGAGTTGAAAAGATTATTTGCCCACCTCCTGCCTTACAAGGCTCGAAGTGGTCGGACAATTTCAGAACCTCCAGTGATCTTTTACTAGAAGTAGGAGTTCCTGTTTATTACTTTGACGAAACCGATGAATCCCGACATCCCAACTGAGTCCAACCAGCCGGACGCAATTGCTTTGACTCTGACTCAAACTTTCGAGTTAGAAAAAATGCAAAGAGCTATTGACTCCTGCGATAATGCTTCTGAGTTGAAAGCACTCGCTAAGCAGTTACTCTCCGCGTGGATGACTCAGAAAGCAGCTTGTTTATGGGTCATGCGCCAAAACAACGAAAGATTACCTTCCATGGCTCTACTGGAAGAATATCAAAATTTAGAAAAGTAGGGGATGGGCGGTAAACCGCCCTGTATAGCCGGTAAACCGGCATTGTCTTTCGCCCTTAGAGACAGTATACTTATAGGAGTTGACAAACACCATGTACACCGATGAAACCTTTTACAACGCTGTGCGGGGCGATTCTCGCGCTGTAACAGAGACTCTGAGAAAGTTCACACCCCTTGTTCACAAGTTCGCCCATAAGTACAAATTTATGGTGCCCGACCACATGTATAATGACCTCGTACAGGTAGGTCTTGTGGACGGGGTTCTTAAGGCAATCGAAACTTTCGACTTAGACTTCAGAGTCAAAGATAGACCAATTCGTCCAATGACTTGGATTTATCCTAATGTTCGTGGCGCAGTCCAAGGGGCAGCTCGAAAAGAGAAGAAGAACCCGAAGTATGCTCTATCTCTGGAGCAATCCGACTGGTCACACAACCTCGAGGATCCGAATGCTTACGAGCTGAAAGAAGAATTTTCTAACATTGACATTGCCGAACTTGTAAGGAAGGGTTGCGGGTCTCTGGACAGTAAGCGGGCTCTAATTGTCTGCGACCGCTTCGGACTGCTTGGAAGAAAACCCATGCGACAAGGCGAGGTGGCCCTAAAGTACGGTCTTACTAAGCAAGCTACCAACGGACACATTGCGCGTTTCACTAAGAAAGTGAGAGAGGCAGTTCCCGAACTACAAGACTTTATTTGAGGGACATATGAAACAAGATAACAAAGTCATTGTAACCAAAGTCTTCGACCACGGCTGTTCGGTCTGCGACACAATGTCGCGGTTTGACAAGTCCGTGTTCGAGGGTTCCCCAGAGATTTCTTACCAGGAAATTTCTTTCGACAATCTAAGAGACCACGAGGGGGATCTAACGAAAATGAGAATCTATCAGTGTCTTGAACGGTACGCAGTTTCTCGAACGTATGAGATTAACTTTCCGACTTACCTGTTTCTAGGGAAAACTGGAAAATACCTTGGTTTCTTGCAAGGTGCTCTCACCTTGAAGGAGTTGAGAGACGGGGTAAAACAAATTTTAGAACAATCTTCTTCTGAATAATCGAGGTCTGTATGCATTGGAAAGTCTTGGTACTCACGCGCTAGTTCGCGTTTTCAATTCTGATTTTGATAAGTTGAATTGCATCAACCGACTTCGGGAAGCATTCGAACTTACGGTTCTAGAGCATGGGTTGGTTGCTCTTAGCGACCCTATCCTTCACCAGTTTGACCCTCAAGGTTTGACTGGTATTATATTGCTCGCAGAAAGTCATCTTTCAATTCACACGTGGCCTGAAAAAGGTGAAGCCGCAATCGATGTGTTTACCTGTGGAGGAAGGCCCTCGTCTGAGATTGCATCAACTTTTTGTAAGCACCTTGGGTGCCCCACTTACACCATTAAAGAGGTAGAGAGATGATGAAAACTGCGAAGCTGGTGAAGAGAGCACTGGAACAACCAGAGTTGTACAGCGAAGGGGAATTAATGTACTTCCGCCTTTGGTTAAACGAAAAGAAGAAGCAAAAAGAGAAAAAGAGGGCACTGAAACGACTGATGCTGGAGAAGCAGTTCTTGGAATCGCCTGGAGGGTGAAGCAAGTTTACGGCCCAAAAGCCGAGCTAGAATAAATCGTCAAACAACCGAAAGAAATGACCGTAACCACCGAAGATCGTAATCGCAACAACATCTACGCCAAAGAACCCACTATGACCCCTGTCGATGACAACTATCGGCCTATGGTAGCTTGGGACTCCGTCGGAGAGACTCTTAATGGCAGGATGGCCATGCTTGGAGTTATTGCTGCACTCGGCTCTTACGCCCTTACCGGCCAGATTATCCCTGGAGTTTGGTGATTCCTTTTCAGTTAATTTCTCAATAAACAACAACGCTGTTCAAAATGGCAAAAGCAAAATCCCCAACCGGACAACGAGAACTCAAAATTGTAGAGAAAAAGACCTACCAAGGCAACTCAAAACGAACCAAGTTCTCTCCAACTTCGGCAAACTCTCCGAAGAAAAAGTATAGAGGTCAAGGTCGCTGAGTTCTCTTTATGTAATCTTCTCCACCTTTAGGATACCTGAAGGTGGTTTTTTTATTCCCTGTATATGCAATGCTCACCTATTTCTTTCTTGCTACTTTAGCTGTTTTCTTCGGAAACTTGTCATCCAACGTTCTGCTACTTTGGGTTTAGGTAGACGAGTAGAAAGCCTCAAAAGGCAACAAGAAATGAGAGAGAAAGCTTTGAATTACATTCGCCTTGAAAGTTAAAGTAGATCGAGTTTACTTTTCCCAAATAACACTAAACTACACCGTTCGAAACAAATGAACATTTTCGCTGTGCATGAAGATCCGCAAATTGCAGGAGCTTCACTGCCCGACAAGCTCGTTGTAAAAATGCCGACTGAGAGCTTGACGCTGCTAACCCCCTGGGTCTTTAATACATTCGGTATCAAAATCGAGAAGCCTGATGCTAGCGGTCACTTAAACTTACTTGAGTCCGAGAAATTGTATTACGGAACGAAAGGTTTCGCTCACCACCCTTGTGCAAAATGGCTTTATGAAAGCCCTTCCAATGTCCACTGGCTTTTAGAACATGCTTACGGGATGGCTCAAGAGTACTTTGAGCGTTACAACAAATACCACGGGACTCTCCACGGTTTGAGTCAAATCAGAACTGTCGTATTCAGGAACTTCAGTAGAGCTTACTCAAAAGATCACACTCCGTTTGTTCAAGCAATGCCAGAGCAGTACAAAAACCCTGCCGACCCCATCCAAGCCTACCGAGATTACCTTTTAGGTGAGAAAGGTTACGCCGAATGGCGTCATGGTGGCATTCCTACCTGGTGGGACCAAGAAAAACACAAACCTGCGCGAGACAGATATCTCGCAGAACAAGAACGCAAACGCTTAGAACGACGAAATGCCAAGCATCACGCAGTATAGAGAAGCCTACAAAATTAACGGGCAGTTTGAGTATCCCGAGTTCTTTGAGGTCTACCGCAAGGCACAGTCTGCCCAGTGGAGACCTGAAGAAGTATCTCTTGAGAGTGATATACGGGACTGGCAAAGTGCAACAAGTGACGAGCGGGAAATCGTGGGAGGAATCCTTCGAGGATTTACACAACTTGAGTGCCATGTCAGCGACTACTGGGCTAACATCCCAAACTGGTTCCCCAAGCACGAAATTGCGGCCGTGGCCAGAGCATTCTCTCTTTCGGAGGTAGTGCACGCCCACGCTTACAACTTATTGTCAGATACTTTGGGAATCGATGAGTTTGAGGCATTTCTGGGAGACCCCGTAGCTAGGCAAAAGATTGGGTATTTTCTTGAGACCAGGGGGATTAAAGAGTCGCTAGCTGTATTCAGTGGTGCCGCTGAGGGTGTCTCGCTGTTCTCATCGTTCGCAGTTCTGCTGTCGCTCAACCTGACGGGCAAATATCGCGGGTTGGCGCAGATAATCAGTTGGAGTATTCAGGACGAACAACAACACAGCGACACTGGCATAGCTCTCTTCCAAGAGTTTATAAAAGAGGACCCTTTGACACCGGATGAAGCCCTTATGATTTCTCAAGGGTTTAAAGCAGTGGTTCGAAATGAGGATGCCTTCCTCAATCAAATTTTTAAGGGTCGCACGCTGGGGACAATCACTTTAGATGACACCAAAAGTTACATCCGCTGGAGAGCCAACGAAAGAATTGATAAGATGGGTATTTCCGTCCCTAAGTTTCACCTCGACAAAGATGCAGCGTATCGCGTCAAACGGTGGTTTGACCCTATAGCAACTGGATCCACAAGTACCGATTTCTTCGCACAATCAAAGTCGGGAGATTCTTATGTTGCAAAACCAGAGCAAGACTTCAGCTCAGTTAATCTCAAAACTCTTGACCTAGTGTTAAAATGATTTGGCACATTGTGTACTTGAGTTACGAGAGCCAACGCGGCGGTCGAAATTATATAGGTAAACACAGTACCGAAAACCTTTACGACGGGTATTTGGGATCCTTCTCGGATAGCACATTTAACCCAGACTCCAGAATAGTTTTAGGTGTGTTTAACACCTCTGGGGCAGCCGTCCAATTTGAAATTCAGTGGCAAAGAGTTTTTACAGTTGTACCTGACCCGGAGTTTGTTAATAGGTCCTACCAGACCTCTACAAAATTTGACACAACTGGTTTTAAGTTTGATGAGGACTTTAAAAGAGATAGGTCATTAAAATACAGCGGGGAGGGGAACCCTAACTTCGGGAAAGTTACCCCGGACAAAGTGAAAGAAAAAATCGCTGAGTCCCTCACGGGAAGAAAAGCGAGCGAAGAAACCTGCGTAAAACTTTCAGAAAGCCTTAGGGGGAACCGAAATAGAAAAGGGAAGCCCCAACCACAAGAGGCCATAGAAAGAGCCAGGCAGAAAAATCTGGGCAGTAAGAGAACCGCCGAAACAAAAGAGCGTCAAAGGCAAGCAGCTTTGAAAAGATGGTCCGATCACCGAGCACGAAAAGTTAAAAATGATTAAAACAGACTCCCCCCACCCGCAGTGGATGACTGAAGAAGCACTTCATACGCTTTCCTCGGGTTACCTTATTCCTGGGGAAACCCCTTCCGGGATGTTTAAGCGCATGTCCAGCACGGCTGCCCGAATCAACGAAGATGAAACTCTGGATAAGGATCTATTCACCTTGTTGGAAAATGGTTGGCTCGGAGGGTCGAGCCCAGTTTGCTCCAACTTCGGCACAAGTCGGGGCCTCCCTGTATCTTGCTACTCCGTCCATTTGAGCGACTCTGTTTCTTCGGTGTATAGTCACCTCAAAGAGACAGCCCAACTTTCCAAAATGGGGGGCGGAGTTGGTATTTACTACGGAGACATGCGGCCATCCGGGTCCCCCATAAGTGGAGGGGGAAAGGCAACTGGTGTGGTTCCTTGGGCCCAGCAGTTCGACTTAGCCGCCAGAGTTGTCTCTCAAGGTGGCGTACGCCGTGGGTCGTTTTCGCACTATTTGCCCATATCTCACCCTGACCTACTTGAGTTACTACGGACAAAAGACCATAGTAAGGGTGATCCACGTAATTTTATAGATGGTAACCTGGCCCTGACTATCCCTGACGAGTGGATAGAATCTATGATGGAGGGTGATCACAGAAAACAAGAATTGTTTGGTGAGGTGCTCAGAACTCGGATGATCTCGGGATCACCCTATTTAATGTTTACCGACAACGCGAATAACCAAAGCCCCCTTTGCTACAAAGAAAGAAACCTTAAAGTTTCAACTTCAAACCTTTGCAGTGAAATTATGCTCCACACGGACGAAAATCACTCCTTTGTTTGCGTCCTTTCCTCCCTAAATC